CTGCACGAAGCAGTCAAGCAACCGAGGCTAAGGGTCAACCACTACGTTCAGTCGACTGCTGCCGAACTGGCTCTGCTGCTCTTTGCCGATCTTTGCGAGCTCAACCCGGAAGTCCGTCCGCTAGTCGTGATTCACGATGCACTGATTGTTGAAGTGCCCGATACATCAAAAGAAGAATTTTTCAGTAATGCATCTAGTTTGTATTTTGAAGGTACTTGGTTTCCAACTAAAGTCGAAGAGCTGGATAATTAGTGCAGTGAGGTTAGCAATATGAGCACCAAAAAATTGAATACGATGATCAAGCGGGCCATGTTGGAGCTGCTCAAAGAGCAACCAAAAGACAAAAAAGATAAAAGAATTACAAAAGTAGATATAGTTGGCGCAGTTGGTCGCGGCCAATTTAACCGCGATGTTGCGTCGGTAGGGGTTCGTGCAAAAAATGAACCGAATGAACTGCTTAATGACCTGGGAGTCAAAAGACAGGAAGGCAATACAGATATCGAAAAAGCCTTTTCAATCATCGAGCAAGCGATTGAAAATAACGAGGTTATGGCCGAAGCATACAGAATGCCTGAATTAAAAGAAATTGAAGACAATCAAATCTTTACAGTACCTATAAAATCTAAAGATTTAGATAAGCGATCTGCGCTAAAGTATATTCACCTCACACTCTGGGCAGCAGAAAATGCCGGAGTTTTGCAGCTGGAAGATGAGATTAGCTTTATTCCTATACAAGAAACAGATACTCCTACAATAATTCCTAAAAAAATGCGAAAAAAATAATATAGTATCAGCATGGAATACAACGCTGAAGATATTAAAGGTTCGTACGATAAGTACATTGCGTTACTGCGCAAATTTTTTCCCAACTCTCACGATGCTGTCGACAAGCTGGAGGGGGCTTTAGGAGAGCGTCTGGCCTTGTCGCCTCGCGATATGAAGCCTGAATTTGGTGGCGTGCCCGGTGGCCTTATCAGTTTTGCTCTTAATACCGCCAAGCACTGTCGGGCATTTGATGCTGTAGTTAATCCTAAGAAGCTGGTTCGAGTGGCTCTAGTGCACGAACTGGGCCGACTGGGTGATCTGGAGGAAGGTCTGGACCTGTATCTGCCTGAGACTTCTGATTGGCACCGAGAAAAATTGGGCCGCAATTACAAGTACAATGAAAATTGTCCCAAGATGTCTGTGGCACATCGCACTCTTTACTATCTGGCCAAGTTTGGCTTTCAAGTCGATCGAGAAGAGTGGGTGGCTGTGGCGACCTCTGGCGGCTTTCAGTACGACGAGAATCGATTCTATGCCAACGAAATTTTGCCCTTGGCACAGTCTCTGCATACAGCCAGAACGTTTGCTTTAAATGAGATGAAATCCTAGCAGGGCCATATTTATAAGCATGCAAGGCCAACTCTGGAAGTACGTTAAGTGGATGCTGGCAGAAGACGTCGACGAGCCGGAAAACGGTCTCCTGACTGAACCTGATCTGCCAGAAAATGACGATGATCAGGAGGAGCAGAGCGTGGTGGCAAATATTGCCGGAGCCACAACTCCTCTTGGCACTGATGCCACTTATCCCAATTCCAGAGTAGGCCATCGCAAGTCGCCGGCTGAAGCTGCCGGAGACGCTTTTGGTGGAGCGCGACCACCCAAAAATAAGCGCAAATAATTTTTGTATTTTAAACTTTAAACTACTAATATTCTAATCGATTGCACATTGCAATTTGAATTTTGCCAATTTAACATTATGGAGGTTTAGAAAATGGCAGTTAATCTAGCAGCATTGCAGAAGAAGCTCAATCAACTGAGCGGCGTTAATTCGCGTAAAAACGTCATGTGGCGTCCGACCGAAAACGAAGAAGAAACGGTTCGCATTATTGCTTTTCCGGACAATGACGGTCAGCCTTTCATGGAGCGTTACTTTTATTACAATATCGGTAACAATCCGGGCCTTCTGGCTCCCTATCAGTTTGGCAAGCCCGATCCCTTTCAAGAGCTCATCACCAAGCTTCGTAGCGATGACACCAAAGAATCCTACGAGCTTGCCAAAAAGCTCTATCCCAAGATGCGCAGCTATGCAGCTGTGATTGTGCGCGGAGAAGAAGACAAAGGTGTCCGTTTGTGGTCTTTCGGCAAGACGGTTTATCAAGATCTGCTCAAGATCATGCTGGACTCTGATTATGGAGACATCACCGATGTGAACGAAGGCTTTGACATCAAGGTTTCCTGCACAAAACAGCCTGGTCGTATGTGGGCTGAAACTTCTGTGCGTCCTCGTCCAAAAGCTACGGCTCTTGCATCCAGCAAAAAGCAGGCTAAGGAGTGGATTGATAATATCCCGAATCTTGATGAAATGTATTCGTGCAAGTCTTACGAAGAGCTAGAAAAAATCATCAATGCCTGGCTTGAAGATCCGGAAGATTCTTCTGGCACTTCACGCGGAGACTTTAGCACCAAGTCCTCAAAAGCTCCGGAGTCCAAAAGCTCTGATTCTTCATCGAATACAATGAAAGATCTCGACGATGCTTTTGCTGACCTAGAAAATCTTTAGCGAACATTGCTAAATCAGCGATGTTGAATAGATGCGGGGCGGTTTTGCTGCCTCGCATTTTTTTTGTTTATGCAGACGTAATTCATTATAATCGAAAAAACCAGGAGAAATTACATTGGCTAGAAAAAAGAAGAACACAGAAAATGTCATGGAAGATTTTACGCAAGATTTGATCAAGTCTATCAATAAAGATCATGGGTCAAAAATTGCTTACAATCTAGAGCACGATGATTCTCCGACGCACGTAAAGAGGTGGATCAGCACTGGTTCCAAGCAGCTTGATTACCTTGTTGCAAATCGTCGAAACGGAGGCTTGCCCGAGGGTCGCATTGTAGAAATTTTCGGTCCGCCTTCGATTGGCAAGTCACATATTGCTATTCAGTTGGCCAAATCAACGCAAGATCTGGGCGGCATCGTAGTTTATATTGACACGGAAAATGCCACTTCTGTTGAAAACCTTAGCTTGTTAGGAGTGGATATTAGCAAGCGTTTTGTCTATGTCGACACTCACTGTACCGAAGAGGTATTGAGTATTGCTGAGTCTACTATCATGAAAGCCAAAGCCATGGACAAGGATGTGCCCATCACCATTATTTGGGACTCTGTTGCGGCCACTTCTCCCAAGGCCGAGCTTACTGGCGATTACGACAAAGAGACCATCGGCCTGCAGGCTCGAGCAATCTCCAAGGGCATGCGTAAGATTACCGGCGTCATTGCCAATCAAAAGGTATTGATGATTTGCCTCAATCAGATTCGCATGAAAATTGGCGTAATGTATGGCGACCCAACTACGACACCGGGTGGAAAATCTATTCCCTTCCACTCCTCAGTGCGCATTAAGCTTGGTGCAGGTCAGCCTATCAAAAATAAGGACGGCGAAATCATTGGCATTAATGTGTCGGCAAAGACTATCAAAAATAAAGTTGCTGCGCCCTTCCGAACTTGTGATTTTGAAATTCACTTTGGCAAGGGAATCAGAGAACACGAGCAGCTTTTCGATGAGCTAAGAAAACACGGAGAATCAAAAAGTAATGGAAAATTAGTCAGTGTTACAGGCACTAGCACCTGGAAAACATTGCACGTAGTTGATGAAAAAACTGGCGAAGTATTTGTGGAAAAAAAGTTTTATAAATCAGATTTTGATAAAATTTTAACTAATCCCGAATACAAAGATTATTTGGAAGACTTGATTGAAGATGCTTTTGTCAGAAAGCTTTCTGATCCTAACCAGATGGATATTGACACAGAGTCTTATGAAGAAGTAAAAGCCATAGCCGACGACATGGAAGAAAGTCTGCAAGCACTCGAGGCATAGGTGAAAAATCCAATTTTGGTGTGTGATGGCCTGAATGTGTTTACGCGGCATTTTTGCGTCAATCCTTCAATGTCCGACAACGGCGAGCACGTTGGAGGATTCCTGGGCTTTTTGAAGGGCCTGGGAATTCTCTGCGAGCAGTTCAACCCTTCGCGGCTTATTGTCGTGTGGGAATCGGGCGGCAATGTGAGGAGGCGTGCAATTGCCGGATCCTATAAAATGGGGCGAAGACCGGCGACGCTGAATAGATATTATGAGGATGACATTCCCGCGACAGTTAGCAACCACACCATGCAGATCTCGTTGTTGGTCAAAGCCTTGGGCAATCTACCAATAACTCAGATTTACGTAAAGGACTGTGAAGCGGACGATGTTATCGGATATATCGCAAGATACATTTTAAAAGACACAGAAACAATTGTGGTCTCCTCTGACAAGGACCTTCACCAGCTCATAGGGGATCATGTAGTTCAATATTCTCCCGGCCAGAAAAAAATTATAGACAAGCAGACAGTGATAGAAAAATTTGGAATCAGCCCTACTAACTTTGTGACAGCGCGCTGCTTTGTGGGAGACAATAGCGACAATGTTTCTGGGGTGAAAGGCGCAGGATTCAAAAATATATCAAAGTGGTTTACAGATCTGGCTGGAGACGAATTTATATCCTGCGAGCAACTGGTCGAGCAGGCAACAGAGCTGGCAAAGCAAAAAAGGAGCAAGACGATTAAAGCCATCTCAGAGAGCAAAGAATTGGCCAAGAAGAACTGGAAATTGATGCACCTGGACACCTCAAGCCTGTCCGCAGATCAAATTCAAAAAATCAATGGCCAGCTTGAAAATACAGGAAAATCTGATAAAATGTCATTACTGCGCTTGATGTCACAGCAGGGCATGCTAAACTTTGACGTCGACCGCCACTTTACCGCAATTAATTCCGTGAGGTATCGGTGAGCATCCAGAACCAATTTCTCAAACAAATCATCGAAAATTCCAACGAAGTCCATCACTTTTCACGCTACGGCAAAAATTTTCAAGAAAAGATATTTCAAGGCCTAGTGTCCGACAAGCCGTGGGCAGCTCAGATGATCGAGGTGATGAGGCCCAACTTTTTTGACACCGACTATCTCAGGTTTCTGACGGAGAAGTACTTTTCTTATTACGACAAGTATCGCTGCTTTCCGACGCTGGGTTTGTTGGTCCAAGTCATCAAAGAAGAACTGTCAGACGTCGGCGACGACATCATCCGAGATCAGATCATCGAGTTTCTGCTGCGCGTCAAGGCCAATCCAAATCCGGGCGATATCGGATACGTCAAAGACAAGACACTAGATTTCTGCAAACGTCAGGCTTTCAAGGGCGCTCTGGAAAAGTCCGTTGATCTGATTCAAGGCGAAAACTTCGAAGAAGTCATTGACCTGATGAAAAATGCTGTTTCTATCGGCATGCAAAATTCAAGTGGCCATGATTTCTTCGAAGACATTGAAGCACGCTTTGTCAAGATTAATCGCAATGCTGTGCCTACTGGCTTTCCTAGGCTGGACAAGAAGGACATTTTTAAAGGCGGTTTGGGTCGCGGCGAAATCGGAGTGGTCACGGCAAATACGGGCGTTGGAAAAAGTCATTGGCTTGTCAACATTGGCGCCAATGCAATGCGCGCAGGAAAAAATGTGCTGCACTATACCTTTGAACTGACTGAAACAGCGGTCGGAATTAGGTACGATTCCAACCTCTGTGGCATTCCAAGCAATGATGTGCAAGATAATAAAGATATGGTCAAGGAAGTGTACCAGGACAAAGAACTAGGCCGCCTGATTATCAAAGAATATCCGACCGGGTCTGCCTCAGTCGTCACGCTGCGCAATCACATCGAGAAGCTGTCTCTCAAGGGTTTTAAGCCCAATGTGATCATCATTGACTATGCCGATATTATGAAGTCCACCAAGTCTTATGACAGCCTGCGACACGAGCTTAAACTCATCTATGAAGAGCTTCGCAATATGGCCATGGAGATGGACATTCCAGTCTGGACGGCATCACAAGCCAATCGAGACAGTGCACAGTCAGATATCGTGGGGCTGGAAAATATGTCTGAGGCTTATGGTAAGGCCATGGTCGCCGATGTCGTTATCAGCCTGTCCCGCAAGGCTTCTGAGAAGGCTACCGGCGTGGGTCGTCTGTTCATCGCCAAAAATCGAGCTGGTCGAGACGGCATTGTGTTTCCGATCACTATCGACACATCAATGTCATCTTTTGGCATTCTGGACGAAAACAGCATGTCACTCAATGAGGCCACAGCAGCTTCGAATAGCGAGGCGAAAGCCGCCCTGCTTAAAAAGTGGAAAGAAGTGAAAGAAATGGAGAGAGAGGAGAGTTTCTGATGGAACCAATTTTGCAACCCAACCCTGACAGGTTTGTCATTTATCCGATTGTGCACAATGATCTGTGGGCAGAATTTAAGCGGCAGGAAGCCAGCTTTTGGACTGCAGAAGAAATTGATCTGAGCGAAGACTTGCGAGACTGGCAAAAGCTGAGCGATGACGAGCGACACTTTATCAAGCACGTACTGGCCTTCTTTGCGGCCTCTGACGGCATTGTCAACGAGAATCTATGTTATCGGTTTGCCAATGAAGTACAGTACCCAGAGGCTCGTGCAGCGTATACGTTTCAGGCTGCCATGGAAACTATTCATAGTGAGACCTATTCACTTTTGATTGACACATATGTCTCTGATCAGAACGAGAAGATCAAGCTGTTGAGGGCCATCGATACTATTCCGACGGTGGGTGAAAAAGCGCAGTGGGCTCTCA